AGAAAATCGGCGCTGGGTACCGTAGGGGTATCGTACCCCAGATTATTGACCGCCCTACCCTCGTGACTTACGGCGGTCACGCTTAGCCCAGCCCTTACCTTTGAACAGGATCGCGCTCGGTGTGTACTGCAGGACCATCCAAGGTCCGCACTCGCAGCGTGGCGTGATCGGCTCATAGCCTGACTGGATTCTCTCCTCAACCTTTCCGCAGGTCGAGCACTTGAACTGATAGATCGGCATCTACTTCTTGGCGCGTCTCTGGGCGCGGTTGAGCGGCTGCTCTGCCGGTGCGCCTAACTTGATCTTGCCTGACTGAATGTCTGCGAAGAGCGGACGCCAGTGCTCGGCGTATACGAGGTCCGCGTCGTACTCATGCATGGTCTTGCCCAGCGTGGCGCGCTGTTCAGGCGTGAGCGGTGACTGCGCGTAGTTCTCGTTCAGGCGCTCCACGATGTGCGCGATGTTCGGCACCTTCCACCAAGACTCCTGCATCTCGTCCCACTCGACTTGACCCTGCACGGTTGCGCCGAAGTCTCGGACGAGTTCGGTCTGTGCAGTCCAGTCGGTGACGATGACAGGCGTGCCTACGGCCTGCGCTTCAATGACAGGGATGCCAAAGCCCTCACCTCGTGAGGCGAGCAGGAGCACGTCAGATGAGCGCATGATGGCGGCGAGCGTTTCGGCTGCGATGCCTGCGCGCATCTGGCTGCTATTCACCCAGCGGATGCGATCCTCTGGCGCCTTGATTGCCCTGAGCAGTGGGATCAGGTTGATGCCGTCCAAGTGTCCGAAGCGGTCGGTGTGCAGGTAGAGGTAGGCGTCTGAGTGCTGTTCGGCGAAGAGGACCCACGCGGTCAGCATCTCAGGGAATGACTTGCGCTTGCCTTTGTTCATGGCGGTGATCGTGGTGAGGTGCGCGTCCTCCGGCACACGCAGCGTCTCTCGCACGGTCGGACCTTCTGGAGTCCAGATCTTGGTGTCAATGGCGTGCGGAATGTAGGTCAGGCGCTCACGTGGAACTCCAGCCTCAAGCAGTGCCTGCTCACCGAAGCGACTCATGGCGATGATCATCTTGTTGCCACCCTTGATGCACCAGTCAGCTACACGCGGTGGCACAGGGTAGTGGTCGATCGGAACCCACGAGACGATAGGGAGCGTGTGATAGGCGTCGTTGATTGCCACCCAGACGTCAAAGAGCGTGATGCCATACCCACCCTGTGATGCGGCCATGGCGATGTTCTCTGGTCCTGAGTCGTTGGCGTACTTGATCAGACCCTCGGCGTAGATCTGGATGCCCTCGACTTCCATGTTGGTCGGTGCGCCATAGTTCGCAGCTACACCGACGGTGATGCCATCTGCCTTCATGCGGATGGCGAGTTGCTTGGTCTGCTGGCCGTAGCCGGTCGGAGCGAGCGGCGTGTTGCTGACGATGATGACTGGCTTGCTCATGATGTCCTCCTGTGTTTGGTGATCTTGCCGTGACATACCCTGCAGAGCGTGCGAAGCATGAAGGTCGGAACGATCAGTGCGCCACCCTCACTCAGCGGCTGGATGTGATCGGCTGTCAGTGGGTTGCTGACGTCCCCATCCCTCTGTCCGCAGAGTTCGCAGTATGGCACCTCTTTGCGCTTCTGGACAGAGAGTCGGCGCCAGTCGGCTGATCGGTAGGGAGACGGCCCTCGATTCTTTGCCCACTCGGTTGCCTTGCGTGGTCCGCAGACGTTGCAGCGGTTGCCGTAGTTGGTCAGTGTGCCGCAGGTCAAGCATGGTCGCAGCGTCCTCTTCATGCCTTCGGCAGGACTGGGAGCGCCGCGAAGGGAGCGATCAGTCGAGCGAGGTGCTCAACGGCACGCTCTTCCGTGTTCTCCAGTTGCGGCTGGAAGGATGCCCATGCCAGTTTGCCGAGCGTCTCTTCCAGTGATTCGGTGGTCTGTGCGTAGCGAGCCACGACAAGGTGCAGGAGTTCATGGACCAGCACCAGCCTCTGCTTCTCTGCGTCCTGTAGCCAGAAGTCGTGAGAGACGCGAAGGTCTGCGGTTGGTGCCTGGTCGTGCGCGTCAATGTCTGCCCAGGCATCAACGTCGGACGCGGCTTCAAGGATCTTGATCTCCCAGTCAACGAGATTCATGAACTCTTGCAGCTCGTCCACGTATGCGCGCAGTGCGGTCCACTTCGTCACCTGCGTCTTAGCCATGCGCCCTCCTGTAGTGGTGGAGCAGGAGTGGAGTTGCACCACTCGTTTCTCCCTGACCGGCAATAGCCATGATGGTCTTGGGAGCGTCTACGCTGCCCCAGGTTAGTGCCTGCCGATGGGAGGACACCACCGGCAGGCAGAGGGAGCGCAGCAACGAGTGCGCGCTCACGAGTGAAGGGTAGCGCATCATCGTCGTGCCTTTAGTGGGAGCGGAGACACTGGACGGAGTGGGCATGTGCCATCCCAGCATGTTGGCACGAGGTCTTCGTCTCCGGCGCAGACCTTGCACATCAAGTCAACAGCGGCTGAATACATCCTCAGTGACTTCGCCATGTTTGGTGATTGGTTGTCGCCCATCTTTGAGTTCATCCAGTACAAGTCCGAGTCGGTGACGTAGGTGCCACCGTAGTAGCGCTCTCTCGCCCAGTGAACGCTGCGGCCGTACTGAGGCATGAGGTTGAAGAAGGCGTTGAGTTTTACCGATAGCCGTTCCGACCACGCGGAGCAGGCGAGCTGGAACTCTCGCTGACGAGGGGTAGTTGCACGAGGGTCACTCTCACGACGCCTCTGCCGAGCGGCGCGAGCCGAGAGAAAGCGCTTGGGCTGAGGTCGATTGCTCTGCTCTTCCTTGTCCATCTCTTGTCCAGCGCCCTCCGGCATGCCTCGCAGTAGTCCCTCACCGTGACCTCCACGCATGTGGTCGGTTGGTCCTTCCTGCAGACTCGGACTCTATACGGTTTGTCCTTGAAACGCCAGACCCCTACGGCGGCATACATGACCAGTTCGCCACCCCTGCCGCCCTGCGCCTTGGACTTATACGGCGAGCAGGTGTTCTTGAATCCACCCACGCAGTACTGCTTGGCTGAGTTTGTTGATCCGTACCACGTGGCAGTCCCCTCGGTAGGCACCCCTCGTGGGTTCAGGCTCGGACCTCCTGTGCCGGTCAACATGACCAGCATGAGGAGGATGCTAGTCACGCGGTATCTCCATCAAGCTGCAGAAGGTGTCAAAGTCCATGACGATCATGGTGCGACGGCGCGTGCCTGGTCCAGGCGCGTCGCCTACCACCAGTGCGGCCGTCTGTGAGGCGTTAGTCTTGATCGAGCGGAGCCATCCGTCGTAGCGCTCCGAGTAGGAGCCATTGCCAACCTTGCACTGGATGCTGATCCAGTCTGCCTGCACGTCGGTCTTGCCGCCGTACTGACCAACGCGGAGGCCGCCGATCTTTGCAGCCACCTCACGCTCAAAGGCGTTGCCCTTGCTGCGTGCGCGCTTGCCGCGCTTTGACTTCTCGGCGTTCTGGAGTTGGATGTCAAGGTCGCTCATGTGGCTCACTTCGGTACCAGCCTTCCAAGAGTTGCGGTGCCACCATCCGCGAGTGTGAACTTGGACTCTTCAATCTCTAGGTGTCCTGCCTTGATGAGTTCCTTGATCGTTGCACGAGCGATGGCGTCCTGCCGGACAAAGAACCAGCCATCTGGTGCGTTGGCATTGTCATAGCGCATGGAGAGGGACGCGAACTGCCGCTGCAGCCTGTAGTCGTAGCACCACGCATCTGCACCCTCTTGCACGCAGAACACTGCGTCATCTAGCACGTCGCAGCGAATCTCCACGCGCTCTAGGCGCATGTCTTGTGCCGCCACTGGTAGCGCTTCTGCACCTTCGGTCCGTCAAACATGATCGCCTGTACGCGCTGCGCTGGGAACACCTGACGCTTCGGATCGGTGTAGTCGATCACCTTGTGGCACTCGCTGCAGTTCTGAACCTTCCAGACTGGCGGCTTGGCTGCGCCTCCGCGCTTCGTCTTTACGCCTGCCATCGCAGTGCTCCAATCATCCAGAGTGCGGTGGTGGCGGTGAGTAGGATCTGCACGATGAGCGGTGTGCGCTTACTGCCGCCCTTGACGAGCGCCAAGAGGAAGCCCACAAACAGCAGCAGGTTGACCGACGTGAGCATCACGCCGATCCAGTAGAAGGCGCTCACTCGTCGCGCATCCCACAGAGCAGCGACATGCGATCAGTCGCTAGCTCTACGGCGCCCTCAACGGTGTCAGCCTGGAACGTCAACTCTGAGCCGTCGCCGTCTGTCAGCACGACCACCCACAGCGCCGGATCTCCGACGCGGATCAGGCCGTCGTAGTGATAGCCGAGTTGAACGGCTCGCATTTCTAGATCTGTCAGTGCGCTCATCAAGCCTCCTCGGTTGACTGCCAGTGACCGTTATCCACCATGTACCCCTTGAGGATGGCGTACGACTGGTCAGCCGTCAAGTCTGTTGTGTCAATCTGCAAGTCTGCCAAGGTCTGCATGTAGGCGGTCTCGGTGATGTCAGAGACTCCCTGAAGCGTTCCTCGGCGAGCCGTCCGAGCCTCTGCAGAGGCGTGGACCCTGACGATGACCACGCCCTTTACGTGCTCACGCATGAACGTCGCCTCGACCGGTAGCCGCAGGTCATCCACGACCACAGGCCGCGACTGGTGCATGGACTTGATCCTCTGGTAGCGATTGAGCCAAGCGTTGACCCAGAACAGCGAGTCCACGTCGCGTAGCTGCGCGCCGATCTCCTGGAGGATCTCCCTCCCTGACACCTTCACGTCCAGTCCGAGTTTGCGCTGAGGGTAGAACTTGCTCTTGTCAAACTCTTCAAGGTGCGTGCCGTACGCAGCCGCAGCAACCTCCTTGATCGAGTCAGCGATCGGTACGGTCAGGTACGGATTGGTGCGGCGCTCTGTGAGCATCTCTGCGAGTGTGCTCTTGCCGCTTCCTTGTGGTCCTACGAAGGCGATGTTCATGATCCCATCCTCCTCAAGTATTCAATCCACAACGGCCATTTGGCGCGCTGCTTCTCAATTGCTCCGATGCCAAGGTTGCAGCTCCGGCACAGAAGACCTCGGACACACTCGCCGCACGAGACGATACCGCTAGGCGTGCGCCGATCGCAGCACGAGTGATCGTGGTCAATGCTCACGGCATAGGGAGACACGAAGTCCAGCGGCTCGTGGCACGCGCCGCAGAGGTCCTCCTGTTGCCGCCTGAGTTCCAGATACCGTGCCTCAGTGAGCCTGTGGTTCCTGAGCGCCATCCTGAGCCGATCCATCTCAACTCGCTCGCCACTTCGTCTTAGCCTGTACTCCCTCTGAAGCACTGCACGACGTGACGGATTAGCGTCTGGTCTTCGTCCGTGTTTTCTCATTTCCTTCTCCCTCCAAGAAGGTCTGCGAGTGAAGTCGGTTGAGAAGTCCCAGTCCTTTTTCTAAGAGGGGTAGGGGAGATTCTGCTCTGCTCTGCTCTGCTCTGCTCTGGTACCGTTATCCCACCCCTATTTTGATCTCGCCACTTTTGCTGCCGCGAGGTCGACGTTGGGTCGACTTGCCAGCGAGAGTAGTTTGACACCGCGACGAGACCGTCGCCACTTTCCGTCAGGAGACCTATTTCCACCAACTTATCCACAGCCCTTCCAAGGCGTGGACCGATGACGGCCTTGACGTGTGCTCGGTTCTTGAAGATGCCACCGGAGCGGAGCGTCTTGACCTCCGCGATGATCGTGATGAAGGCGCGGAACTGCATGTCAGTCAGCCGTGCGATCTTCTCGTCCTTGTGGCTATTGACGTCCCACTTGACCCATAGACTCATTTCGTCCTCCTTGCTGGTGGGAGGTCGGAGCATTTAGCCACCGACCTCCCTGGTTGATTTAGAACGGCAGCTCTTCCAACGACTGCTCCAGCGCAGGATTGCCATCGTGCAGCCCCTTCGCCTTAGCCGCCAGCATTGCCTCACCCTCGTCGCGTGTCTGAGAGTTCACCCAGTCAGCGCTTGGCTTTCGCTTGCAGAACTGACCGTCGGTACGTCCGGTGCAGCTCCAGAAGGCTTCATAGGCTTTGCCTGCCTTTGAGATGCCTGCAGGCTTCAACTGCCAGCCGATCTGGTGGTCAGGACACTCACCCTGGACGAAGACCATTGCAGCCTTCGCCATCAGGATGGCGTCTGTCTCCCTCACAGAATCAACGGAGACCGCCCTAGGAGCCACGGAGAGCGGCGTTTGTACCCTAGGTGGTACTTGGACACTCCCTGCGACCTTGTCTGGGCTGTAGAGGCTCCTGCCCACCCCTAGCTGCGCGGCGCAGCGTCGGAGTGCGTCAGATGCCGCTGACTTCAGCGGCTCGTCATCCTGCGTGCTGTTGGGATAGCCGAAGTCCTGACGGATCGTGGTCTTCCCCTCGATCACGACGATCAGGGTGCCGTGCACCACCGAGCGCGTTGAGTCAGCCACCTTGACCTCAAACTGCCAGCCCTCCAGACCGAGCACGTCATCGAGTCGCTGAGCGACGGCTCGTGCGTCGGCGTATGTGAACACCAGCCCAGCCCTACCAGGGCGCTGCTTCAGTTCGTCCGGCTTGAACGGTGCGGCCAGTGCCGCTGCGATGTTCTTACTCATTCCTCTGTCCCTCCTAGTGCCTGTAGTGGCAGCAAATGCAACGCTGCCAAGTTGTGCGAGTTCGCTCGCGCTACGTGACCACTCTCAAACACGTCTCCGATCTTCACCTCCTCTGCCTTCTCTTGGTATCCAACCGAGTCCTTGACTCCGAGCACCCACGCACGCTGGAACCGCGTCGCACTAGGTGGACCGTTGCGGTCCTCGCCGTGTGCGAGCTGCAGATGCACGAAGCCGTAGAAGTCCACCGTCTGGTGGTCGCTGATGTAGTCAAACACACTGACCGGATCGCTCGGATGCGGCGTCTTGCTCCACGCCTTTGTCTTGACGTCGAGCTTCAAACCACAGACCTCGTAGTCGTTGGTCGTGAGGTCAACGAAGCGGAACGGCAGGTGCGCGTCTTTGAGCGCCTGCTCAAACACAGCCTGACCTAGCACGCCAGTCCAGTCCGTGTTGCCCTTCGCTTTGTCCTTCCTGAACCTGAGCGTGTCGCTCGACTTCGCGGTGCGGTACATCTCCTCTGCGCGGATGAGGACGGCAGGTGTGAGTTGGATCTCAATCACTCGCTGTCCTTTCCGAACACGCGGAACACACGTGCACCTGGCTTCTCTGAGGTGAACTTCTTGACGCTCGTGGCGTAGGTCTCTGGCGCGACACCTCGTAGCACGTCAGCGATGGACTCCCAGTCCACCTTCATGCTGCTCTTGTTGGTCTTCCAGGTGGCGATCCAGCCGCGACCCTTGACGCCTTCGCCGTCAGCGATCGCCTCCTTGATGGCGATTGCCATTTCCTTGAGTGCAGTGTCAGCGGCCTCGGCTTCAGCCTTCGCCTCAATGTATAGCCGCGCAATGTGATCGAGTTGCTCATCAGCGGTGGCGTAGGTGTTGCTCACCTGCGGCTTCACCTCTGAGAGCGTGTCGCTGTCGTTGCCGGTCAACGGCGGCGGCGTTTTCGTCCTGACCAGTTCCCTGAAGTCCTGCGCCTTGTGGAACAGAATCGTCTGGTAGACAGGATCTGCCTCCACGCGCTCAATGCGGAAGATCAGACCAGAGAGCAGCACGGCGACGTCGCAGTACGACGCGCCTGTGATGAACATCTGCCACTGCACCTGGTCAACATACTCAGGTGGCACTGGGAATAACTGCCAGCGGCTGCTCGTTGACGTCTTGATCTCTACGAGACCTTCGGTGTCGCCAACGATTGTCCGGTCGAGCGACGCCATAGCCCAAGGGTGATCCTTGAGCCTGACGATGCCGTTGGACTTCCGCAGCTTCTTGCCAGTCTCGGCGGTGTAGTAGTCAGCCACTGCCTGCTCTAGCAGTTGACCGCGCTGTGCGGCCGCTCCGACTTCCTGCTCACCGACCTGACCAGTCAACTCTGCCCAGAGCCGATAGGCGGTCTTGTACGGCGACGTGCCGTTGATTGCGGTGATGCCGGTGGCGGTGATGCCGCTCTTCCGCATCTCAAACCACTCTGGACTGCGCTGCGGCGCGCTGACGAACTCGAATCTCTTGCTCATGCCTTTGCCTCCTTCTTTGCTGCCTTCAAGAGCAGCCTCGCCTCGTCAAGCCTGAAGCCACCCTGCGGCTTGTAGATCTCAACGAGCGTCGTGTAATGCCGGACCTTGCACGGCTTGCACAGGCGCTCAATCAGCGGAGGCTTGACCTCTGACTCAACCTTCTGCCAACAGAGAGAGCACTTCCACTTGATCACTGTCCCCTCCTGAACATGTCCTGCGTCTTGGCGATCTGGATGAGAAGTCCCCAACAGATGCCACAGACCTTACTCGCTCGCTCTTTTGATGGGATCAACTTGCTGCAGTACACGCAGCGCACCTGCTCTTTCTTCATCGCATTGACCCCAGCGCCAAGAGCAGCACCATTGCTGCGATGAACGACACGACTGCCAGAGAGTCCAGGATGAAGGTCCTCATGACGCCACCTGAACCAGAATCACTGCGGCCACCCAGATGACCATCAAGGTGATCGTCAGTGTGAACCTGCGACGCTGGTGTGCGATGCGCTCATAGCGCTGGTACTGCGACTCGAATGCGATCAGACCATTGAAGTCTGACTTCGGACGATTGCGATTGTCCGGCGTGCTCGGATCGTAGTAGCGCTCCAGCTTGCCCTTCACGACGCGGCTGAACGTTTGCGGCTTCCTCTTCATCAGCGCACCGCCAACTGAGTGCGACCCTCGAACAGGTCCATGATGTTGTTATGGCTATCAAGATCTCCAGCCTTCTTTAGGCAATAACTTGCAGACACTGCGGCGAGCGCAACGTCATGATGTGTTCGTGCCTGGAATGCGCGGTGCTTGAGAACGATCGCAGCACGCGCCTGATCCTCGTTGGCTGGGTTCATGAGAATCCCATCTGCCATTGACGAGAGGATCGCTGTGAGCTGCTTGACTGTCCCCTGTGCGCTGTGTGCCTTTGTCATCTTTTTCTCCTCTATCAGGTCCAGCCGTTTGACTGGTTTCCTCCCTGATACGAGAACCATAGGATAACGGCGAGCAGCCGTCAAGCCCTTTGGGGTGAGTATTTTTTATGCAGGATGGATAGCCCCTGGGTGGGGAGGGACCACCCAGGGGAGCCGCCTAGGACGGCTGTGAAGAGTCCTCTAGGCTCAGGCTGACAAGGAGCCGAAGGCAGACGCCACAGAGCAGGACGTCGCCAGACTCCACCTCCCAGACCCTAGCCAGCATCTGGCAGATGTCGCAGCAGCCGAATGGCAGCCTGACTGCGACAGGCACGAGCTACTTCCTTGTGAGGCCGTAGGACGAGTTATCTCGGTCCAGCGCCTTGACCACGATGCCCAGCCCAGAGGCGAGACCGGCAGAGACGATGGTGCGGAAGTCGCCACCCTGAATGTCGAGCAGTGGGATACCGAGTCCGAGCGCCACCGAGATGCTCACGGTGAGGAAGGTCTTTACGAAGTCCAGGACGATCTCGTCCACCTGAGTGTTGTCTGCAATGTATTTGAGTCCGGCAAAGATGCGGTTCATGCCTTGTTCCTTTCCTGTAGCGGCGGCTGCCGCGTTGAGTACGGCCAGACTGCTAGTGGCGATTGCGCCCCAGTCAGCCTTTCCGAGTTGATTCAGTTGCGCCTGAACAGCGTCAGGTGTCTTGACACCCTTTGACACGTTGCGTGGCTCTGCGTGGCTCCTAGGTGCCTCTGCGACGATTCTAGGAGCAGGTGGTGGGGTGATCTCTGGTGCTACCACAGGCGTGGGATTGTCCAGAGGCTTTGGTGCGGCGACCTTGCCGCCTGGGTGCGTCACGATGACCACGCACTTGTAGTCAGCCCCAGCCTTCTTGACCTTGACCTTGGATGAGGCGATGGCGCGCAACTGCGCCTCAGTGACCGGCACGCCGAACTTCTCAGACTTCTTTCGGTCATCTCGCGTCGGACATGCCCACTGCCAGCCGAGATCCTGCGACCAGCCTGCGCTGGTCATGTGGCCGTAGCCTGCCTTGACGATCTTGGGGTCCTTCTTTGTCCAGTACGACTTCCAGACCTCGTGCCACTTTGAGATCTTGACGGCAGGGTCGTAGCCAACTGCCTGCTGGACCCAGATGATCAGCGCAGCGCCCTTCTTTCCTGCCTCCATTGCATCTGCCCATGACTTCGCTGGTCGAGCGGAGCCGCCGAGCACCTTGACGGTCTTGACCAGTTCTGGAAGCGACGAGCCGTTATCCGACACGCCTTGCTTCTCTTTCTTGCCAGTGGCTTTCGCCTTTGCTGCGACGCCATCTGACGCGCTGAAGTCAGCGGTGTATCCAGACGCCCACGACACGGCCGCAGCTGCGCTGGAGGGTCCGCAGTCATCTAGGAGGCCCTGCTTGATCGCCTCTGTGTCTGAATAGAGTTGAGACTTGACCTTGTACTTCACGCTACCCTCCGATCTCCTTCTTGATGTGCACTGCGATGGCACGCGCCGCAGCCTCAAAGCCCAGTGCTGCACTGACCGGATGACCCTCAGTCACTCCCTCGGCGTAGTAGTTCCCATCGTCCGCGAGCTTCCAGAGTGTGCCGCCGAAGGCGCTGTTGTTCTCATTTGGCACGAGCGCAACCCACTCGCCAGGAGCGGTGTCTACGCGAGTCCAGCCCTGCCCTGAGATGTCCTCAATGTGATCGGATGCGTTCACGGTCACTCCTTCCACCTGAGCGGTCCTGTGACGAGCCAGATCAGCGTCAGCCCTCCGAAGAGCCATGCCATCGTCTCCTGCGTTGCGCCCTCTGGGAGCACCACGACGGCGAACAGGAGACCGAGGACGGTCCACGCGCCACCTACGAGATCCACGATGATTCGGTTGATCACTTGCTCACCTTCCTTGATGCGGTTGCAGCTGCAGCGACAGCGGCGCTCGCCACTTGACTGATGACGATGGCGACTGCTACCGGTGCCGCCTTCTCCTTCTCGGCAGGAGATAAGTCCTTGCCAAGGTTGGCGACGCGACCGATAGTGGCGTCCACTGCACTAGAAACAGCGGCGGCGAGTTCGGCAACAGTCTCGTCAATGATACTTGGTGGAGCCGTTGGCTCTGGCGTTGGCTCCACGCTCGGTTCTACAGACGGCAGAGGGGACTCTGTTGGCTCAGGAGTAGGAACAGGAGTGGGATCAGGAGAAGGGGAGACTGACGGAGTAGGAACTGGCGTCGGCTGAGGCGTGGCCGTCGGCTGTGGTGTGGCAGTCGGTGTTGGTTCAGGTGTTGGCGTTGGTGTTGGTTCAATGCTTGGCTCCTCGCTTGGAGTCGGCTCCGGTGTCGGTGTCGGCTCGATGCTTGGTTCAATAGATGGTGACGGCTCTAGCGTTGGAGATGGCGACGGCTCCACAGACGGCTCTTCGCTTGGGAGTTCGGATGGGATCGGTGGTGGCGACGCTACAGGCGGCGTCGGATCTAGCACGAGTGGCAGATTGGTGAGCAGCTCGTAGGAGCCGCCAACTGGGAACGGCTCCTCTGGATGCATGCAGCCTGTTGAGTTGCATGGTCCGAAGCGCCCTGCGCGTAGCCGATAGAAGCCTGCCTCTAGGGAGATCTGGATCAGCGAGGCGTAGGAGACACCATCGTCATCACTGGAGGCGATGATCGAGCCTGCCGCGTTGTAGAGCCACAAGGCAGAGTCCATGAAGTGACCTTCAGGTGGCGGCGAGCACCAGAGCACGGCTGGATCGTCGCAGAGCAGAGTGCGAGCGGTGAAGAGCGTAGGCTCGGTGACCACGACGAAGTAGTCGCTGGTCTCGGCGACTGTCCGGCTGATTTCGCCATCGGCGGCACGCACGAGTGGCAGGAAGAGCAGGGTGCTAAAGATGATGCCCAGAAGTGGGAACGCGGCGCGCTTCACTTAGTGAGCAGCGATGCAAGTAGTGGCACCAGCACGCTGAATAGCAGCGCGGCGATGACCACCAGACCTCCCTTGATTCTGTCCACGTCAGATCGCACCTCGTCCAGCTTGCGAGAGTGCGCGTCCATCCGCTCGATCAGATTGTCAATCTGGCGTGGAGTCATTCGTCTACCGGCACGATGTCGGTGACAGGCTTCGAGCAGGTTCCGCACACAACACGGAAGATGCCGTCGGCGTTCACTGCGGCGTTGATTCTGTGCGTCACGTTCTCATTGACGCAGCCTTCTGTCCGACACGTCGCATCCATTAGCACGGTGCCTAACTCTTGTTCTTCCATACTACCTCCCTATTGCAAGGAACCACACGGCTGTGGCAGTAGTGTTAGTCCTGAAGATGTTTGCCGTGAAACCAGTCAAGTTTGATCCGCTAAATGTTGGTGCTGAAGCGGTGCAACTTCTGAGGGCTGCGGCGGCAGAGATCGCCGTCACGAGGATTGACACATCGCCCTGACCTGGACTTCCGACCGATGTCTTCACGCTCAAGCCGATGACGTTTACGCTACTCACAACGTTTGCCGTCACTGGGTCGACCGTCACAGCGCCGCTTGCGATGTTTGCGGCGGTGAACATACTCTCAACGTCCATGCTGCCTTCAACCCTGACCTTGCCTGCGGCCGTTGCTGCTGGCTTGAGGTAGATGCTGCCGAAGCCTGGGTTTGTTCTGACCGTTGCGCTCGTGACGGTACCAGAGCCTGCCGTACCAGCGGCGGTGTAGGTGAAGGTCGTTGCGTTTGTGATAGTGGCGACAATGAAGGTGCCATTCATTGAGGTTCCTGCGGCACCAGTGATCCCAGCCACAACGATTTCGCCACCAGCCTGAAACTCGTTTGCGCTTGTCGTGACAATCGTGACCGTGCTGCCTGTTCGAGAGGCGCTGGTCAGCGTGATGGTTCTGCCAACTTCAGTTGCGTCAATGGTGATGCTTCCTGTCTGACCAGAAAGATTTATTCTTGGCTCTGATCCGACGCCTCTGCTAGGACCAGTCAGCCAGGTGGTTCCTTGATACAGGTACAAAGAGCCAGCGCCGTACAAATCATGGTACGACTGATCAGACAGAAGGTATTGAATCTGGGAGCGGTCAATACGGATCTCTGCAACATCGAGCGTTGCGCTTGCCACTGACCCAGTTGCGTTGACCGACAGTTTGATCAAAAGATACGCAGCGTCTACTGGCGCAGAACCAGTGTTGTTTGGGTTGAGTTGGTACTCAGCGCCAGTCGTGCCGCCACTTACCGCCGCGTTCATCGTTGTTCCTGTCACAGATGCTGATCCGAGAGTACCAGTCGTAGTCACTTGGTCTGCTTTCACATACTGCGCCGACCAAGTGATCCTGTAGTTGGCTGAAGATGTTGCTGCCGCGATTGCGACGCGTGGTTGGTTGCCATAGGTTCTAGCCTCTGAAGTTGGCACTGGCACGTAGCGCGTGAAGTAGACCTCATCTGCGTTGATTGCGTTCGTAAGCGTAAATCGCAAGACCGTTTGTCCAGTCGCAAGTGTGCTGTCTGCAACGGACGCTACGATCCTGCCGCTTGAGTTATCCGTGAAGGAGAAGTACGGCAAAGGGTTTTCGTCGCTGATCGCCGAAGCTGCGTCGACTGGCAGGATCTCAAAGTCGCCATTGGCGACTCCAGCCTGAATCTCTCGCAGCGCAGCAGGGCCGAAGAGTTGTGAGTTCTCCCCTTCACTGTCCGTGCTGACGAGCGTCGCGCCGTTGTCGGCATTGACATCGCCCTCAAAGCCACCAAAGCCTTCTAGGTTCGTGCCGTACTTACCCATGTCTTACTCCCCTGCAATGAGTCCGCGAAGACCCTTGACGTATTTTCGCCTGAAGTCTGCCTGCACTTCGTACTCGACTTGATACGAGCCGCCACCCTGCGCGAAGGTCATGGTGACGGTGGCGATGTACAAGATGGTAGCCGAGAGATCAAGAGCCGGTGCAGTCAGTTTGACGTACTGACCAGGCAGCCACGCCTTGATCAGGCTGTAGGTTGCAGCTGCGGTCTCGGCGTAGCCTTGTGTCAGGCCGTACTCCCAGTCTGGTGCGGAGATCTGTGCGAGATCTGAACCGCAGACCATGAAGGAGACGCTGCGGACTGGCTTCGCACGCGAGACGAAGGTTGACCGAGCAAGACTGCCGATCTTCACGCCTCGGTCGCCCTTCTTGGCGACCTTTGGCGCTGAGAAGACCTCGTTGCCGAGTGGACCACTGCGGCTCGCCAGCCCTGCTCCGTTGCGGCTGTATGTGCCGGTGTAGGTGCGGAAGTAGGGGTCGTTGGTTGGCGCGGTGGGATAGGTCTGGTTGGAGTCGTAGCGCGCATAGGTCGAGTCAGCCTGTACGAAGATCCCCTTCACGATCTCGCTGTGGTCAAGGTTGACTGAGAGATCGCGTGAGAGGATGCGCGTCACGGATGAGACGCTACCGACCTGCACACTTGCAGGATCGGTGACGATCTCTGCAGGAGCGTTGGCGAAGGATGGCGCGGTGGTCTTTGGTCCGTAGTTGAGGCGTCCATCTCCGTCAATGAAGTAGCGGTACTGCACCTCAGCGGAGCCGCCTGCCTCCTCTGCGACCGCATCCAGTGCGCTCTGCAGGGTGGTCGCCTTGAATGTCTGCTTGCCGATGGTCTGAGCGGAGCCGGTGTAGATGGCACGAGTGCTTCCACTGATCACAGCCGTGTTCAGGATCTGGCGCGTGGTGGCGTCGTTGACCTGATCGTGCACACGCTTGAGCAGACCGTTGATGATGTCGCGGTCGGTTGAAGAGTCGTTGCCGATCGTGAAGGAGTCCACGAAGGAGGTGGCGCGGATGCCTGTCTTT